CACTAATGGTGCAGGATACAAAGAGAGTGGGGTAAAGAAAGGGACTAAAAGACCAGAATGAAACTTACTACCATTAACGGTTATAGTAACAACAAAATCACATCTATAATACGTAAAGGTCTCAAGCAAAGTTTGTGAAGCCGTGTTACGCCACAAATCAAAGGGCACTTGCAACGAATATAAAGTGTCCCCCCCTGATGTTATTTCCAAATCGCTAAACGCGATTGCTGTAACAGGCCAGTTGGCACGCGCTATCAACTGCTCACGACCCAAAATCTTTGCAGGAGACCATTGAGATTCATTAATAGTATCTGGATTATAGGGTGCTAAAAACGTTGAAACAGTAGAATTAGGTGCATCTTTAGGGCCCACATCAATAAAGCCGGTACGAACGACAACTTCCTGAGCCATTTCCATATGTGGTGTTCCGGTTACTCTAGCACGAGTGGTGCATCGGTCGCTGGAGAAACCTGTGGAAAATATTGAAATTGCTCGGTACGCCACTCACGTTTAATTTCATCAAAACTCAAAAGATGTGGCACAGTGGCGCAACTCGAGGACCACGCTTTCAAGATACGATCACGCAACTGCTCAAACTTGAAGCTGCCATAAAAGAAGACCATTCGCAACGCGTCATTACAATTGGCCAAACAAGCTTCTTCAGCGTCAAGTGACACAGTGACCCAATTAGTGAGTTCGTGAATTGTGTCCATAGCCATTTTGGGAACATAGCGTTTCTCGTCAACGCTAGACACACGAGCGAAACCACATTTCAAGAAGACACATTTTTCAATCGGCTTGAACACAGCCCCCCCCTCAATCTTACCGACTTCACCTTCTTCATCAGATGCACTGGTGGCTGTCACAAAATATTGGGCGAGCGTATGACAAATCAACTCAGGTGTATAAAATTTTGAGGCCAATTCCGAAACCGAAACGACATTGTCATCACCCCAAATAACTGGATGCACGTTTTGATAAAAGTGCCGGTATGACCCCAGTTTTTCGGGAGCCAAATGGTGCCAAGACAAATACAAGAAGAAAAGACCAGCGATACTATTACGAATCGTTGTACAATCATCTCCAGAAGGGTTTCCACCTGCTAATTGATATACAACATCACCAACGGCTTCGTAACGAAAACAAAGTTCGTGGGTGAGTTGATAGCGCATGTCAAAACATTCATCATTATAAACACGATTGGCAATGCGCGGATGCAAAAACAAAACCTGTGGTGCCAAGGAGCCGTCAAAATCCTTGTAGTCCAGATCAAACATTTTCTCACCCATACTCAACAATGCCTTGGCCATAATATCCCATTCGGGACTAAATGTACTCATCCCAGCTGCACTCGCATGTTTCAAGTGCGTTGCCAAGAAAGCAGCATTGAACGCCAAGTTCAACCGTCTTGAAACCAAGATTCGCACAACCTGTGCAACATTAAATTGCCGAGTTTTGCCAAGTCGAATCTTTTCAAATTTACGACGTTCAGTTTTCAGTGTAGCTTTCCAAAGATGAGAAAATGAACGCCCAGCACTGAGGTCATCCCAAGCCTTGTTTAACAACAATTGGAATTCAGGAGTGGGCACGAAGTGGTCCTGTCGGTCCTCCACGAAAAGATGGCGTTTACCTTTTGCACCCACTTTGCCAAGGCCAAAACCACAAGACGTGCGCATATTTAAACGTTCAATATACGGGTCTCCAATGATTCCATTTATGGCTTCATCCCAAGTAAGGACACGCATGACACGTCCTTGAAAGAGCTGGCGATACTCATCAGAAACAGCATTCACAAACGTCGCCAAAACTTCTTCAGGAAATTCTGCTTTGGGCTTCGTAGCTTTCTCATGCGCACGCAACAACACGGACTTACCAATCAATTCCGGAGCCATGCGATTGTCGAAAGGCGACAATACACTATTATCGGTCACGGGTTCGGCTACCAATCCTGTTATCGGACTAGGCTGAAAAGCGTGATGTACTGGTAACCTTACAGCTTTGTCCAACTTTCCAGCGACCCAAATACACTTGCTTTCGGAATCAATATCTTCATAAAGCCATTTAGAACTGACTGGACCCTCCGACATATGAGCCTGTGAGGCAACAATATTAGCATCGAAAGATGGCACATAAGGGCTCAAAAATTCAAGAGTTTGTTCCACCATTTCTTTAGTTAAAGTCTCAGAATATCCAGTATTGACATAACAACCAGCATGAAGACCAGTTATCAATTGTGGACCTGCGGCATCCCAACGGTGTGTGGTAGCAACCACAAGTGGCAAGCCGCATTCGCCCATCACGCCACGATGGCCCGGATATTCGAGTCCATGTTCAACAATGTAACGCGCATCAGCGTGCGAATAC